CAAGGTGGTATGTTAGATGGAACATCTAGACTATGGAAGATGGAGTCTACCTACCCAGAATTTCAAAAAGGTATTGCTAATCGAGTAACAAAAGATAGAGTACCTACAGCACCAATAGAGGAAGAATATATGTATAGCCCAACACAAAGCGGTTACCCACAAGGATACGCAGAAGGCGGTTCAGTTTATGATACAGAGGGTTCTATGTTAGCACCTGAAGTACCACTTAACTTTGAAGAAGATATGCCTATGGAAATGCCTATGGAAGCTGAAGAATCAGAGATGGGATTATCTCCAGAAGAGACGGAGGTGTTAGGACAAGCAATGTCTGACTACCCTGAGCTTGAAGGTATCTTAAATAAGATTGGTTCTGCTATGGGCGTAGAGTTTACAGGTGAGGGTGCGGTAGAAGGACCTGGCACAGAGACTAGTGATTCTATTAACGCTAAGTTATCTGACGGTGAATTTGTATTCACAGCTAAATCAGTTAAGCAGTTAGGTGTAGACAAGCTACGTAAGATGATGAACAAAGCAGAAGGTGACTACGATGAGGCATCTACTAAGCAAGAGTATCAACAGATGGACGATATGGGATATGCTAAAGGTGGTTTCTTTGATAGACCTGGGTACAACGAAGGAGACTTAGTAACTCAGGACGAGAAGCTCCAGAGCAGACTAAGAACACCTGAGAAAGGTCTCTTAGGTTCTATCGTACAGAGTATCGCAGACACTGTAAATATACCTAGACGTTCAATCACTCCTGACGATTATGAAAGAGAGGCTGCTGAGCATAGAGCACGTATGAGGGAAGAAGACATAGCGGCTAAAGAACAAGAGTACGCAGATAGCTTACCAGCAGCAGAGGATGAGATGTCCCCAGAAAATAGAGCACTCTTAGAAAGAGGCAACGAAGCTATTTACCCAGAGCAATATAACTAAACTAACTACAAATCCCCAGTCTAACTGACGAGACACAGACTGACTTTGTAGTAACAACCCCAAGGCTACCCCTTACTTAGTAAGAGCACCTTGGATTAAATAGTTCCGCAAGGAACGAGTAACCCCGCAGAGCTACCCCGCACAATAGTGTAGGCACTTAATGGAGGTCAATATGACAACAGCAACAGCAAGAACGGAGGAAATCCAAGAACCACAAGCAAACCCTTATAACGCAAATAAGAAATGGGATAACAGCAACAAGAATGCCGAACGTGGCGCACAAAGTGCTGATGATTCCTTAGCTTACCTTGCCCCTCGTAAGGAAGTATACGTATCTAATAACGAACCAATTACTGAAGAAGAAACAGTCGGAACAGATACCATTACAACCGAGGATACCAAGGCAGATGATTCTTATAAAGAAGAACCTACTGAACAATTCAAGAAGGTAGACTTTAAAAAGCGTTACGATGATTTGAAGAAACATTACGATAGGAAGTTAGGAGACTGGAAATCTAAGGAGCAATCCTTAAAAGCAGAAATGCAATCTAGTAGACCTACTTATACCGCACCTAAGACCCCAGAAGAACTGGCTACTTTTAGAGAGGACTATCCCGATGTTTATGATGTAGTAGAGACAGTAGCACATATGAGAGCTGAAGAACAAGTATCTGACTTACAGGCACAAGTTAAGAAGTTATCAGAGAAGGAAGGCATAGCCAACCGTAGGGCAGCAGAACAAGAACTTCTTAATCTGCACCCAGACTTCGCTAATATTCGAGAGTCAGAAGAGTTTCACGATTGGGCGAGAGTTCAACCAGAAGCAATTCAATCTTGGATTTACGAAAACAACGGTGACGCTGTGTTAGCTTCAAGAGCTATCGACCTATACAAACAGGACTATGGAATTACTACCAAGAAAGCAACAGCTGTGTCGAAAAAAACCAGTGCAAACAAAGACCCAAGAGGCTCCGCTGCAGATGCAGTATCAGTCAAGACGAGAGTCGAAGACCCAACGCCTACGGAGAAAGTTTGGACTACCTCAGAGATTGCTAACCTCTCTGTTGACCAGTACGAAAAGTTACAGTCTGAATTAGATGACGCTTTTAGAACTGGAAGAATAGTAGGGGGTTAGTTTTTAAATGCTTTAGCTTCTAAAGAGCAAAGCTAAATTAAGTAAATGATTGAGAACACCTTTGTTAAAAAGGTTGTTCGATATCTAAACAGGAGAAAGATATGGGTTTCGAGACAGGAACTACTAACTTCAATCCAGCCACAGCGGGACAAACTAAATCGTTTTGGTTGCCAGAAGTTTTTTCAAAGAAGGTACAAGTTGCCTTTCGTAAATCAGCAGTAGCTGAAGCAATCTGTAACACTGACTATATGGGTGAAATCGCTCAGTACGGTGATACAGTTAACATCATCAAAGAGCCAACAATTACTGTACAAGACTACGCTCGTGGTGCTACTTTATCAACATCTACTGGTCTAGCTGACCAAGAGTTGGTATTGAATATCGACCAAGCTAAGTACTTCCAGTTCAAGGTTGATGATTTAGAGAAGCGTTTCTCACACGTAAACTGGCAACAGATTGCGTCTGATAACGCAGCATACCAGTTAAAGGATGCATTTGACGCTAACGTAATTACTGAAGCTATCGCAGGTGCAACTACTAACACGTATGGTACTGATGCAGCACCTATCGATGTAGGTTTTGATACAAGTGAAAAGGACCCTCTAGATGTGTTAGCACGTCTTGCGCGTCTATTAGATGACCAGAACGTTCCTGAAGAGAATCGTTGGGTTGTTGCTAGACCTGAGTTCTTTGAAGAGTTAGCTAAGACTTCGTCTAAGTTAATGTCTGTAGACTACAACCAAGGTAACGGTGGTTTGCGTAACGGTCTTGTTGCATCTGGTGAGCTTCGCGGCTTTAAGATGTACAAGTCTAACAACGTACCAACACCGTCAGGTTCTGGTGTAACAGCAACACACAACGTACTTGCTGGACATATGTCTGCGGTATCTTGTGCACAAGCTTTGTCAACAGTTGAAACAGTACGTGCTACTGATTCATTCCAAGACATCGTTCGTGGTCTATTAGTTTGGGGTCGTAAAGTATTACGTCCTGAAGCTTTAGCAATCGCTAAGATTAAGATTGACTAAGTAGTACCCTTTAAGGAGTTTCTTCGGAGGCTCCTTATCCCCATTATAAGCAGAGGAAAGTATGTCAGACCAACAATATTTAGTACTAACTAATTCAATATTAAGTGAACTAAACGAAGTACAACTTACCTCTTCAAACTTCGGTGCCGCTAAAGGCATCCAACAATTCGTGAAGAACGCTGTTAACAGAGCGTACTTCGACATTGCCAATGAGAACCCTGAGTTCCCTTGGCTCTCCACTACCTGTGCTGGTGTTGATAATCAAGAGTACGGAAATGCTTTTGTAGATACAACGGTAGGCACTAGATGGTACTTTCTTAAGAAGCACTCTAGCGGAGCTCACGGTACCTCTAAAGACTTCGGTAGGGTTGACTGGGATAACTTCTATCTAACTACAGAAGACGTAGGTACTTGTTCTTCGTTAGGTGTATGTTCAGATAGTGCCTATACAACTGGAGAGACTTGTGTAGCAGCTAGTGAAACGTGGACAGATTATGATACGTCAGCTACTTGTGTGTCTCCTAACACTTGGACTGTTGCACATACGGTACCTCATACACGACAGAACTTAAAGTTTACAACACTTGAGACCTGGCGTAAGCATTACAGAGAAGCTGATGACAATGCTAAAGATAGCGCTGAGTATGGTTTACCTACTAAAGTTATTATGTCTCCGTGTGGTCGTAAGTTTGGTTTATCTCCGTTACCTGATAAAGCATATAGAATTTATTTCTATGCGTGGGAACAGATTGGAGAGCTAGAGAACGCAACAGATACCGTTAGATATCCAGAGCAATGGACTTCAGTACTGTCTGCAAGAGCTAGATATTATGTCTGGCAGTTTAAAGAGAACATCCAACTAGCTTCGTTAGCTGATGCTGAATATAAGAAAGGTATTCGTTTAATGAAAGCTTATACTGGTAAGCCACAACCTTCAGTAATGACTGATGATAGAATAAGGTTTGTATAGCACCGTTAACCTAAAGGATAATAGATGGCAGTAGAACAAGGTATAGCAATCTCAATTGGTGGCGGTCTAGATAAGACCTCTTCATCATATGACCTGTTTAAAACACCAGGTGTTGCTACACGTTTAAAGAACTTTGAAGCATCTCTTCACGGTGGTTACAGAAGAGTTAACGGTTATAGAAAGTTTCTATCTAGTCCAGTACTCAGTGTAACTATATCGGACGGTGGTACTGGATATGACGTAGGAACTACAGCATCGTTCACAGATGAAGATGGTGACGGTACAGGTGCGGCAGGAACAGTAACAGTAGTAGGTGGTGTTATAACCGCTGTTACTATTACAGCTAGTGGCGATGGATATCAAAAACCCCCTACTATAATGTTTCATAGCACTGGACACCCTGTAGATAAAGCAGTAGCTACAGCAATCCTTAATACAGAAACAACTCCTTCTGGAGGCACAACAGCTATTAAAGGTGTATATGCATATGCTGAAGGTGGTTGGGCTTGTCAGAACGGAAACATCTATTGGTCTGAGAACGGTTATAGCTGGATACAAGTAAACAAAGATTATGGTACTTGTTCTTCAGGTGGTCACACTACACAACAAACTTGTGAAGAATCTAACGCTACTTGGACAGCTGACTGGGCTACAGAAGCAAACTTAACTACGGCAACTACAGTAGCTTTAGACATAGACGGTAGATACGCGTTCTCTGAATACATTCCAGCAAGCGTCCCAAATGCTCGTATTACGGCAGTTAATGGTGCAGACACCCCAGTATACTTAGAAACTAAATTAGTAAGCGGTACGAGGCAATTTAAGTTCCACAGGGGTATGTATGATGCGTTCGGTCTGTCTAAGTCTACACCTGTATATGCAGACATTCCGAAGCCACAGTACGTAACAACTCACGATAATCATACAATCATAGCTGGTTGGGCAGATAAACCAGAGACTTTATATTACAGTACCCGTTACGATGACGCAGACTTTACAGGCGCTTCTTCAGGACAGATTAATACAGGTGACGAACTAACAGGAGTAAGAACTTTCCGTAGTGAGTTAGTAGTCTTTGGTCGTAACAGTTTAAGTAAACTATTAAATATCAGTAGTAGTAGTACGATAGCTTTAGTAGACATAACAAAGAACATTGGTTGTGTAGATGGTTTCAGTATTCAGGAGATTGGTGGTGACCTTGTATTCTTAGCACCTGATGGTATTCGTACAGTTGCTGCAACAGCCCGTATTGACGATATTGAATTATCATCTATCTCACATAAGATTCTACCTATCGTTAATGATATTGTAAATAACATTCATAAGTATGACCTATCATCAGTTGTTATTAGAACACAGAATCAATATAGATTATTTTATTGTAACGCCACTACAGGACAACTAGCACAGAAAGGTATCATTGGTACGTTTAAGATTAGTCCTCAGGGTATGCCTGTATGGGAATGGGCAGAGACACAAGGTATATCAGTAGCTACGATGACTTCAGGTTTTGATAGTAGAAACATCGAACGTGCATACCACGGAGACTATCAAGGCTTTGTACATATGCATAACGTAGGTAATACCTTTGACGGTAAAGCTATTGATGCTGTGTACAAGACTCCTGATATTGATTACGGTGACATTGGTATCCGTAAAACATTACACTTCACTAAGTTATCTATTAAGCCAGAAGGTGAAACAGATATTAACTTAGATGTTAGATATGATTTTGAAGACCCTGAGATTCCACAGCCTTCGGTATTCCCTTTAGGTTCTATCTTAGCACCTTCATTATTTGGTTACGCTATCTTTGGTACATCTAAATTTGGTACACCAGAAGTACCTATGAAGAGAGTTACACTATGGGGCAGCGGCTTCTCAAACAGCTTTAAGTTTTCAAGCAAAGACACATATCCTCCGTATTCAATACAGGGTATGTACGTAGATTTACTTCCATCAGGCAGGAGATAAAGAATGGGAAATTCATATACAAGGCAGTCATCGTTCTCCGATGGTGATACTATTAACTCAGGTTTATTCAATGATGAGTACGACCAGTTAGTACTAGCTTTTAGTAGCACAACAGGACACACACACGATGGCTCTACAGGTGAGGGCGCTGCCATTACAAAGGTAGGTCCAGCACAAGACCTTGTTATATCAGGTACTACACTATTACCTAAGACATCTAACGCTATTGATTTAGGTTCTTCTACTCTCAAGTTTAAAGATGCTTACTTCGGTGGCAACATTACAGCTGACGGTTCTATTACTTATAACGGTAACGTAGTCTTAGGTAGTGACGCTACTGATACAGTAACTATTAACGGTACTATTCAAGGTGGTTCATTATTATTTGAAGGTGCTACAGCAGACGGATTTGAAACTACGTTAGCTATTCCTGACGCTACTGCAGATATAACAATCACGTTACCAAACGCTACAGATACTTTAGTAGGTAAGGCTACAACAGATACGTTAACTAATAAGACATTAACATCTCCAACACTTAATACACCAACCATCACAGGTGACACAACTTTCTCTGATGGTGCTTATAACTTTGATATAGCATCTCACGATACTGTTAACGGTCTTAAATTAGGTGGTACATTAGTAACAGCTACAGCTGCGGAACTAAACATCTTAGATGGTGTAACAGCTACAGCCACAGAGCTTAATTTGATGGATGGTGTAACAGCCACTACTGCTGAATTAAATCTACTAGACGGTGTAACTTCCACTACAGCTGAGCTAAACATCTTAGATGGTGTAACAGCTACAGCAGCTGAACTTAATATCTTAGACGGAGTTACTTCAACTGCTGCAGAACTAAACATCCTTGATGGAGTTACTTCAACTGCTGCAGAAATTAACTTGCTAGATGGTGTAACATCAACTACAGCTGAACTAAACATCCTTGACGGTGTAACCTCAACTGCTACAGAGATTAATCTTCTTGACGGTCTAACAGCTATCAAAGACGAAGATGCTATGACATCTAACAGCGCTACGTCTTTAGCTACACAGCAGTCTATTAAAGCATATGTAGATGCACAAGTAACAGCTCAAGACTTAGATTTTCAAGGTGATAGCGGTGGTGCTCTTAGCATTGACTTAGATTCAGAGTCATTAACTATTGCAGGTGGTACAGGTTTAGCTTCCGTAGGTTTAGGTAATGTAGTAACTGTTAGCATTGACTCTACAGTAGCTACACTTACTGGTACACAAACACTAACTAACAAGACGTTAACAACTCCAGTTATCAGTTCTATTAGTAATACAGGTACAGTAACATTACCGACAAGTACTGATACATTAGTTGGTAGAGCTACAACGGATACATTAACTAACAAGACGTTGACTAGTCCTAAGATAGGAACTAATCTTAGTGATACTAACGGTAACGAACTACTTAAAGTAACCGCTACTA